AATCTCAGCCATCATTTTAGCTTGAATGGCCGCTTCTCGTGGATCGTTTAAAATCTTCTCTTCATCCAGATCCATAGACGATGCCATTTCACGCAAGATGTAATCGTACTTCACAAATGGAGCCATCGCAGGGTTTGCAGTCATCTGCATAAACTGGATTAGTCGTTGAGAACGAATTTCGTTTCTCATTAGGCTCTCAGTACCGCGAGCGGTAACTTCAAGATTACCTTTGGCCGCGTCTTTATCAAATGAGAATTGCATATTAAATGCAAACAGAGCGTGTCCTAATGGGGATAGCATATAATCGTCCATATTACGGACAACTGCCTTAATGTTTTGAGCCGCCGCGCCCATCAGCATAGACATACCACTGGCGGTTCGACCAACAGACATCACACCAGACATACCATGCGCGTAAGATGGCATACCCGTAGCTTCGTCACTCAACTGCCGTGCTTTGTCGAACATCATAAGACATTCATTAGTCACATTCGGGAACTTAGTGCCGAAGATAGCTTGACCCGGTGCCCCTGCTTGCCTACGGAAAATCTTGCCGGGATAAACAGATAGGTCTTGTCCGGGGACGAGATTAGTCTCGTCTATCTCAATCAACAGGTTAGAAGATAGTGCCGCGTTATCGACAGCCATCCGCATAAACCCATTCATGATTTCTTGAGTATCTTCCATATTCTCCGCTAGGCCCACCCCAAAGAAAGAGTAAGGGTTCACTTCGTATGGAACTGCGTGAAAAGGAATTCTGCTTGGCGTAAAGGGGTTAATTACTAGGCGGAGTAGTTGATTGTTACACACCCATGCGTTTACTTGGATTTGATCACGATCAAAATATTTCTCAGGAATATCGATGTCCGCATCCTGAGCCGTTTCTAAATCTATCATACCCCAATATTCTAGAACCTCATATCGGTTCACATCAGGGTTCATATCATTATCTTCTAGAGCGGTTTCCCAATATTCGGGCTGATAGTTCGCGCCATATTCAATTGCAATTTCAATTGACTCATCACGGAAGTGGGGTCTGTTCTTTAAGGCACGAAGCTGAGTACGGCTCATACGGTGACGTTGTATAACGTACTCTGCCTCGTTAATATTCCGTGCGTCTGGATCTGGGTAGAAGTCCCAAATCGAAACAGACTCGATTTTCGGAATAACTTTGAATAAAGGATTATATTCACCCTCTTCATCCCACCGTGGGTATTCTTTATCGAAGGCAAAAGGGCCCTTCAAAATACCTGTGCCGAACAAAGACATTTCAAAAGCAACGTTACGCAGATGTTTGCTTGCGTCACTCTCTTCTAACTGGTCATGAATTAATTTCTCCATTCCACGAGCAATTTCTTTAGCTGGCTCAAATGTGAATGAAGTAGGTGTTTTACCGGGGCCATCTCGTAGATCTTCTTCTACACGAGAAAGGTTTTTACTTAGAGGCCCAAGACGCTCCATAATATCTGGACGGGCAATTGTCGCGGATACCTTGGCACCAGTAACTTCAGCAACCTTATCCTCAGTAACTTCTTTAGGATCAAAGGAAACTGAGTCAGCTACATTGAGTGTGTTTTTTGGAGCCTCAATCCCAATAGGGAATTTAGAACCTGCGAATAGAACGTCAACAATTTGAGCATACGCGGCAAGAACTTTAGTCTTGGTAATTTTGATAAACGCTTGAGATTTTTCTGAATCTGTAAATTGAGTTTCAGGCCCGTAGATACCTCGGTAATTCCGATACGCTTTCAGCCAACGTGACTCATCTTGATCACGCCATTTATTTGAATTTGTGTATCGACTTTCTACCCAGCCTACTACACCATCCATCTCAAGATTTTCTTGAGCTACATCATCTCCTTCTTCAAACGAAGCGGAGTTGTTATCAGGTAAGTATTCTTCTGGTTTATCTACTATTGCCATATTTTTTAATATCCAAAGCTCATGCTAGCGGGCTTCCAGCTAGGTTCCGTTTTATTTGTAGCCCAATCATCAAATGGCGATTTAGCCCGTGGCCGAGACATAATCCCGTACCTAACGCTGTCGTAAGTGTGGTCACTACGATACCTAACATCGATATCATCGCCCCCTTTTGGGTCACTTGGTATGACAGGCAAATCTGCAATTATCTGTCGGCAGGTATCAAAAAACACTATGCCCGGCATTTTAGTTTCCTCATCATATTTGAGGACTTCGTGAAACCTGTTGCGCCCTGCCACTCGGGCTCCTGCGCTTCGATCACTAGGACGCCATCTGCATCCTTCTGAAATCATTTCTTCGGCTATACTTGGGCCTAATTGGCCTCGTTGATGCCAGCAACTGGAGTCAAGTATACCATATTGTATCTGTTCTCCGCGTTCTAACTGCAAAATAGCCTTAGCTAGATCTCGGCCTGTGTGTTTCGATACATAGAGCTCTCGGTATACAATTAATGTCTCATATGAGGGATCTATTGCGAACCAATGTACCGCTGAATACGAGCTATATCCGTAGTCACAAGATCTAAACCGCCGCCAGTCATTGGGTATTTCAAAAGGCTCCACCACATGGTGGTGTACTCGGAATTCTGGGAACGCCGCGCCATCTGCGATGGCCCAATCGCCTTCCAAGAGTTGCCTTCTTTGCATCTCTGGGAGCGAGAGTAGGTTAGCTTCATAATCACCTTCTTTATAAAGGTACGGATTATCCTTGAGCGTTGCTGGGATAAAACGTCTGTAGAAAAGAGGCTTTCCATGTTTCTCATGACCTTCAGGGTATTGTAATACTTCTCCACTATCTATGTCGGTAGCTGGAAACGCTTTATTCTGGGGCGAAGGATCAATAAACATCCTTTTGACCCATGAATGCCCGGGGCCACCCGGGTTACTTGTTGCTCTTAAAAACACAGGCAACGTAGGATCTGTAGTACGCAAACGTGAACGCATATAATTCCATGCGAAAGGTGTTGCGTGTTGCGTTAGCTCGTCAAATGCAATGTAGCTAAACGCTTGACCCTGATAACGAAGAACGTCTTCTTCACGTTCTAGGTATGTCATCCATAATTTGGCACCTGATGGGAAGACCCATTGGCTTTTCTTCTCCTGCCATTTCGCTCCCGGGTACGCTTTCGGATAAAGCTCTTGAGATTTCCATATGAGTTCTCGAAGCTCATCGTTTGTTCGTCTGAGGATAAGTCCAACGAAGTTTCCGTTTGCGAAGTATCGCATTGGGTCTGCGAGAAGGCCAAAGCTCTTTCCGCCACCTGCCGCGCCCCCGTATAGGACTTCTCTTTCTGATGCCGAGAGAAACTCTGTCTGTGGGCCGGGGTTCGGCGCAAAAATGACTTCTCTATCTTTTGGTTTAGCATCAAAATCTAACCCGCCACTAACCCCCTCTGTATATTTATGTGTTGGAGTGTTGGGCTGGGGTAGATGTTCATCATGTTCTTTTAACTGTCCTAATTTCTTTTTAGTTACGGTTAAACTTCTTTTAGCCGCCGCCTCTTTTTTCTTTAGGCTTGCGAGCTCTCGTTGTTCTTTAGTTTTTGGCGCAGTCTTACGTTTATTAGCTCTAAGCTGTTTAGTGCGCGAGCTAGTATCGCCGCGAGCGCGTTTCCAAATATTAGCAATGCCTTGATGGCTGATTGTTTCGCCAGTTGTTTCAGAGAGCCAAGAAGCGACTTCACGATAACTTTGTCCATTGTCGAGATAATCCATTGCTTGCTCAACGTGCACCACGATTTCATCGTCTGCCACAAGTACAAGAAGATCATCTTTACTGGCTCTATAGCCGTATGGAATTTTTGCAGTTTCATTAGGTCTTTTTTTGTTATCCCAAAAATTAGTTTTCGTTTTGCTCATTATCATCGGGCTCTACTTGTTTAGGTGGCAAAATAAATATTCCGCCTTCGGGCCCCTTTATTTCTACCTGTTCCTTTTTGACCAAGCCGGAACGATCTAAGATTTCACGCGCCGCCGCAACTGCGTTGCGAGCTCCCATCGCCGCTGGATCGTGCAATACATCGATCATTGAGAATGTTGCTCTAGGTGCATTCATCGCCAGCATCATACTAGCACGATCTACAATCTCTTCGCGTAAGGGTGTTACTACTTCGTGAACCTTGGTTGAGTCAGAGTAACCTGCAACCCTCATTGCTGAACGAATATCCCCTCTTGCTTCCCCAACTAGGGCCTCAAGAAAGGCGTTTTGCTTTTCCGTAAGTTGCTTTTCTTCTGACATTAATTATTACCTGTTTTGCTAAGAAAGGCAATATCTTTTTTTAGCCCTTCTAATTCTCTAACCAATCCTTCTCTTTCCTTCGGAGAAGATACTATCGACAATTCACTTAATTTTTGTTCATTTATGCTCGTGGTCATGTCGTTACGGTCAAGACGTAATTCCATCTTATTACAGGTGGATTTCATTTCTTTAATTTCTTCTTCAAGATGCTTAATTTGCTGTCTAGCAATCGCCGCCGCTGACGCGACACTGGCTAGCATCCCCCCTAGCGTGACCAACATCCTGATATCTAATTCCATCCCATTACCACTTTTTACACGACCAATACTTCGCCGTTAGTTTATTTTTAGCCCCCGCTTTATCGCACCCGTGCCGAGCTCTAAATGACTTACGGCGTTTCGGGTTGGACTTCTTGATCCTCATATTAGGATCTCCGAAGCGAACAATTTTTTCCGTGCCATCCTGACACGCTTTTACAACAAACTTCTTTGAACCGCCCGGGGTACGGCGGGGCTTGTTACAAGCCATCTTCTTTTTATCTACTGGCTTATTAGCCATAACATATCCCCTTACTTAGGTGGTTTAGTCCACTCAACGCGCTTACCGCTCGTCTTTGCAGTCTTAGGCTTTGATTTCTTGCACTGCGCCATAGTCGGGCGACACGCGGGGTACCCACGTTTCTCACCTTCTTTTCGACCACACGGCTTACCTGTCTTGCAATCAACCCAGCCCTTGCCATCGTTCTGTCCGAACCATTCAGCAAGACCGCCTTTACTCATTACATAGCCACCGCCTTGAGCGTAGACGCCTGATGATTTCTTCTTACCATCAAGACCAGCAATATCCCCTTTGCAAACACGGACAGCATGGCCGTTCGCATAAGCTGATGGATATTTATCGTAGCGGGATTTAGCGGCCCGCTTACCTCTGGCGCATAATTTAGGCATTAAGTAAGTTTCTTGCCTGACTTAGCGCAACGACCATTAGTCGTACACTTCTTCGGTGTCGTACACGCATTACATACGTTTACTGCAACACGGCCAGTAGCTCCGCCTTGGTTATACTT